TTATTATACCTAAATATACGAACTAGAAGGTTCCTAGGCAACTGTTTTTTAACTTATTTTTTCAACCCTAGCTTCTTCGCTAGTTCCTTTGCAGCTTCTTGTTCAGATTCTGAAGGTTCTTCAAACTTATATCCTAGGTTTTCAAGTTGCAATGTATTTTCTATAAGCTGTTTGTCAGTAACAGACCCCCAGAAACTATCTTCCATGATAAATGCATCACCGTATAAAGTAGCTGCTGCATCAAATAACATCTCTCTGATTTCTAATAATCTTTCTATCATAACTCTTATTTTTTAAACTTAAAACTATTTCTTATTTCCTCGCTGAAAGCTCTTAATTCCTCCCTCTCCTTTTCCGTCATTTGACGTGGCTGACGTTTCATTCTATTCTCGAAAAAATTCTCTTTTACCATCTCTTGAAGGAGCTCCTGCTCTACTTCGTAACGATCTGCTTGAACTTCTAAATCTAAATACATAACTCTTATTTCTTTATTATGATATAAAGATACGAACTTGCCGCTTAAGAAGCAACTGTTTTAGGAAAAAAATCTTTATCTAGAAATCCGGTTTAAAGGTTGGTTTGAGTTTAATCCACCCTTTCTCTACTAAGGTTCCGATTATAGATTGTATTTGTTTAATTCTCTCTTCTCCCATTAGCGGGTATAACTGTCTTATTGAGACAGGGCTGTTTCGATATACTCCAATCATCCAATCTACATTATCCCATCCTTCTTTAATATAAGGCTGTACCTTACTGGTATATTCCATAAGTACATTCTCAGTAGGTAGGCCGTCTCCATCCCTTAAGCGAGTAACCTCTACGCTGAAGAGATCGTTTTCAAAGACTATTCCATCAAACTCGCTTATGAAGAGTTCCTCTTGTAAGGCTTTCTCCTTAATATACCATACTCCGTTTACTTCAATTCTCTCTTCCATTCCAATAATTTTTAAATTACTTATATTATATTCTACTAACTCCATATCGATTTCCTCTTCAGGATAGTGTATAATTTCGTGTAGTTTTTGACTCTCCTTACTCCATAGTCCTTGATTCTTAATATACCGTTTACCTTTAATCCCATGTACAATAGGGTTAGAAGTATCTGTAGAGTAAATCCAATTGTAGTCCTTGTAGTAAAGACCTTCCTGAGGCAAGCCGCTCCCTAAAAGATGATGAGGTATATCAGGATTAATAATTCCCATATCAAGTAAGATACCTAGTAACTGCACTCTTCCCATCATCCAGCTAAGTTTCTGATTAGGGTGAGGGAACATTTTTTCATATAGAGAATAATCAAAAGAGATAGCAATCATATCTACTCCTAGCCATTCTAAAGCTTTATAACACCGTATGATTTCCTCTAAAGTCTTTCCTTGAACTACTCCGATCGATTTACTTCTCCTAGGTACTTTTTTACCGTATGTAGCAATCCATTCTTCTGCTTGCTTTATAGTTCCTTCACAGTCTTCTAATACGTCCGGAATTATATACCAGTTAGGTTTCAATTCCTTAACCCATTTGAAATAATCTTCTCCTTTGAAAGCTGTTCCTAATTCAAAGATACTATTGTCTAAAATAACTTCATGTTTCTTCTTACAGAGCTTTATAAATTTATCTCTATACTCTGGGCTTTCATCCATTAAGTGAACCAAGCAGTACTGATAATCAGTTAGTTGGGTAACTTCGTCAAAGATAGATAAGGGAGCTTCGTGGCTAATCTTTATTTTATTCATTTAATGTAATATAAGAACTACATTATTAAAAAACAACTTAAAATTACCTTCCTTGGCCTCTATATTTCTTAACGTAATTTTTTGAATGTTTGTGGGAGGAAGTTTTCTTTTTTGAATGTACCCCTGGTCTTCTCTTTTTAGGAGTCCCCATAAATGTTGAAAGTACTGAACGTGCCATTATATTTTTTTACTTTAATTTTTCCAAATAACATCTTTAAACTTTTCCGGACTTAATCCGAAGTAATCTGTTTTCCATTTCGTTTGAGCAAAGAAGTCTAATTCAAGCCATTAATCTTTCTTCTTCCATAATACCTCTGCAACATGATCCCAGTCTTGAGCTAATACAAATTCTTCTAATTCTTCTTTCTTCTCATCTACTAAGTTAAATTCGAAGGCGTCCCATTCGTAATGAAATACTTCAAAGACCCTATCTTTACTTACGAAATCAAGACTTATATCTATCCCCCATTTAGGTTTCATTTTTGCTACCTTATATAACATCGGATTATTTATCGCCAACTCCTCTAATTGATTAAGGGCTTCTGCTTTAAAACCTTTCCTTTCGAATAAGTCTGAATGATTGATATGTACGCTATCTCTTCTATCCCAGGTAAACCAATCCTGTCTTATACAATCTTCCACTCTCCTCTCTATAGTTTGATATCCGTTATTGTTTAAAAAGGCTTGCTCTGCTTCTGTAAGATGGTATCCGTTCTGATCAAACATCTGAACTGAGTTCTTATCTTTTAAGGTTTTAATATCCTCTGTACGGTTTAAGAAGTACCCGTATCTATTAAACTGGTTAGAGGTTAGTTTCATTAACAATCTTGATAATTTAAATAACGTTGGAGGGCTTTAGCATAATGAGTTCCTTTATCCTTTAAACCTTGCCTCTCTCTTCTAACCTTAGTACAGGATAGTTTACCTAATCTCTTCTTCAGAATACCAGGTTTAACCGGTTCGTGAATATTCTTCTTCTCTTCTTCTAAAGACTGTTTTATTATCTCCTTTAGTCTACCTTTGGTCATATTTTCTATTTGTACAGTAACTTGTCTAGTATCTTCTACGTCGTTAAAATCCTCAGGGTATGGTTCACCTATCCCAGTTATGACTATAGCTTCATCTTCGATATCAATATTGAACGTGGATGGAGATACGTTAGTAAAATAGTTTTTATAATAATCTAATCTCTCTTGAAAAGGTAGGTGGGTTTCTTTTTCCGGAAGTGCATCACCGCCATCCTGGTTTTCTTTAAATTGTCTGTCTAACGTTTCAAATAAAAGTCCCTTAGTTCCTCCTTTGTTCATAATCTGGTTTATATTTCTCTTTACGTTTGTATTTCTTTTTATTTCTAAACGGAGGTGGTACTCTTGTACTGTCCCAAAACTCTTGTTGCTCTAGCTCTACCTTTTTAAGCGTATTACTTTTTCGCATATACTAATAAATAGTGTTAGTCCTCCTTTAAGTATACCCATTTATGTTCTGAGTTTAAGCGTACAGAAGTTATAAACTCTTTCTTCCATTCTTTAGGTCCTATCAAAGATAGAAAGTATTTATTATCTTTATTTATATACAGGTGGTATACCTCTCCTATTATAGGTTCGAAAGAATATCTTGCACTATAGATTAGTTCGTTTAACTGTACTTCGTCTATTAAATGCTTCCACTCTTCTTTTAGTTCGTTATATTTTGCCGTAAAGGTTTTTTGAGCTTTCTGTATACCTCTTTGTTTAAAAGCTCCTACGTCGTCTACCTGTATGACAGGTCCGCTTACATTTGTAGCGTAGGGTAGAATCGAAGCATTATACTTCTGCTTTTCCTCATCCCATGCTATGTTATCTGGTTTCTTATCTCCCATCTACGGACGTTTATATTTTAGAGTTTTTACTTTCTCAGGTTTAAGTCCGAATAGGCTTTCACAGGTATAATAAAGATCCTCTAAAGTTCCAGTTGCTCTACTTAGTTGCTCTTCATAATCCTCTGCGGTCATCTTAAAGACTTTTGTAAATTGCTTTTTGATGTATTCCAGCTTCTTCATTTCATCCTTTTCAAAGTCTTCCCATAAACGCTTTCTTCTTGCCCTATCTATTTGAGTAGTCTCAATCCACTCCGCTCCATCTCTAACTTCCTCTCTCTTTGCATTAAGCTCTAACTCAGTATACAGTGCTTGCCAGAAGTAGTTTGAGAAGTCTAAGTCTCCATTCTTAATTTTATTAATTAAAGGAGCTTTATCTTCTAAAGGTCTATTAGGAGATGCAAACCTCCGCCACCACTGAAATTTATTATATTTTAAGGGACGAAGCTTACTGATTTCTTCTAGTACTAAATCTTCGTTCCCTACTTTATATATTCTAGTATCAATTTTTTTCATTACCTAAAGATAAGAACTTAAAGGTTTAAATACAACTTAATTACTTAACGGAGCTTTTATTGCCGGGTGGGGTTTGTACCCTAGCACCTCATAATCAAATTCACCTTCTAGTAGGTTAACATCCTTTAATAATATATCAGGTAACTCTCTACCCTCTCTAGTTAATTGTAGCTTAGCTTGCTCTAGATGATTTGTATATAGATGTACATCCCCTAGATTACCTACCAGTTCTCCTGGTCTGTATCCAGTCTCTTCACAAAGTAATAAGAGGAGGGTTCCGTAAGATGCAATATTGAACGGAAGTCCTAAGAAAGTATCTACTGATCTTTGATTCCACATTAAGGATAATTTATTATCAGCTACATAACATTGGAAGCTGTAATGACAAGGAGGTAGGGTCATTTGTTCTAACTCACTTACATTCCAAGCAGATACCATCAAGCGTCTAGAGTTAGGATTCTTTCTTAACTGTTCGATCAACATACTTAACTGGTCGTAGTATTGTACTGAGTCGGTTTTGGTTTTTATTGTGTCTGGATTATCTGTCCGGAATCCTTTCCATCTCCGCCACTGTTTACCGTAAATCGGACCTAAGTCACCGTCAGTTCTTCCACTCTTTTCATAATCTCCATTCCAAATCTTACAGTCATTCTCTCTTAAGTATTGAATATCAGTTCTACCTTTTAGAAACCATTTTAATTCAGTCATCATTGATTTTACTGCTATCTTCTTTGTAGTTAGTAACGGAAAGCCATTACTCATATTGTGTCTGATAGTGTATCCGAAAATAGATTTAGTCCCTGTACCTGTTCGGTCAGATTTCTCTACACCGTACTCTAAGACGGTTTCCAGCAATCTCTTGTACTGGTTGTCAAGCGTATTCATTAACTATTTTTTTAAACTTAATGCTATTGAAAGGTAAATTATTATTACTACTATTAGAAAATCCATAATATTATACTGCAAAGCTTTCTCCGCAACCACAAGTTCTGTTTGCGTTCGGATTATTAAATTGAAATCCTTTTCCGTTTAAACCATCTGTAAAATCTAATTCGGTACCGCATAAATACAAAAAGCTTTTCATATCACAGACGATTTTATATTCCTTACTCTCAAACACTTGATCACCTTCTTGACTTTCGTCATCAAAATCCATTTTATAACTTAAGCCGGAACACCCTCCTCCTATAACAGATACTCTTACGAAATACTCCTTACCTAAATTCTCATTCTTCATGAGAGTACTAACTTGCTTGGCTGCTCTTTCAGATATTGTAATCATACTTTCATATAACTAGTCTAGTTTAGACTTTAACTGTTTATTTTTCCATCCAGCTTGGTATTGATTCCGACAGTAGTAAATATTTAGATCTGCCTGCCAGGAATGCTCTACAAATATGATAGTATGATCTGCCTGCCAAGGATGTTCTACTATATTCCATAAACCCCTATTATCTTTAGCCTGCCAATTATGCTCTACTTTATAGACTAGAAGATCTGCTTTATAAGGTTGGTCTACTACGAATACTTTTATACCTGGTTTCCATGTAGCATCTGTTGGATAGATCTTTTGAGCTTTTACTTTATGTAAGGCTAGTGCTAATATTGCAAACGTTATTATTTTTCTCATTTAGGCTAGCTTTTCTATTATTTTGGTAATCTCTTCCCTACTTACCCATCCTTTAATATCGTTATCGTGCTCTGAGAAGAAGCTCTTGGTTATGAAGTTACCTCGAGTATCCCATACTGCTATTTCAAAAGAAGAAAACTCATCAGGTGATGAAAGATTCCTCTTTGGTGTACAGTAGTGATCTTTACTTGCTTGGATGCTGATTTCAGCACCATTATCAAATACATGGGTTGCTCCAAAACCTCCGTACCGGTTTAGCTTGAATTTTAAATCTTCAAATTTTTTCATAACTTTTATTTTAATACGTTTTTTCCGTCTTTACTAACTATAAACCCAATACTTTCAGACCAAGTACGATCATCATCCATTTCAAATTCACTAAAGCCGGCATATTCAAACTTATAACCATCAATATTATATGGAAAACTATCTCTAAGCTGCTCTAAACCTATACCGAAGAAGTCACGATTAGCTCTAAAGTAAAATCCTTCGTTTCCATTATAGATGCCTGTACCAACATACGGGGTGTCTAATGTAATAATTTTACCATCTACAAAACTAACATCCATTTCAATATTTGCACCTTTAGCATTTAGAACACTACAAAGAGCGGCAAATAAGTTTTTATTTATATTTTCGAATCTGCCCATAAACTTACTTCTTAATACCTAGTGAAAACATAATACCGCCAAACATTGCCATAAAAGCAAACGCCATCTCATTTAATGGATCAGCGAAGTGAATGTAATCTTGAATAGTACCTGCTAGAGTAAGGAAACCTAAACCTAAAGTACTTAATGCTAATACTAAAAATTTGAAATCGATCTTTTTTAACATAACTTTTATTTCTTTATCTTACCATAAAGATACGAACTAAAAGGTTAAGAACCAACTTTAGGGCGTTATTAGTTACTTAATTTTTAAAACTTTAGGCTTAGCTTCTTCTGCAAAAGGAACAGATACTTTTAATAGTCCGTTCTGCATCTCTGCTAAGGCTTTTGAAAGGTTAAACTTAGCTGCTATCTTATATCCAAGATTGAAAGAACGTCTTGCAACTCCTTTATGAATATATTTCCAGTTATCTACCTCACAGCATTCCTCATCTTGAGGCTTGTTGTAAGATACTTTTAGAACATCACCTTCAATATTTATCTCAATATCGTCTTTAGTAAGACCTGTACATGCAATTTCAAAATGCAAGCCAGCTTTATTTTCGTAAATATCTACAGGGTGGTTAATTTTGGCTTCTGTAGCCGGTT